TTTGACCCAAACGATCCAGGAGTAACTATGGAGGACATATTTGCTGTGTTCCCACCACCTTCTGGACATTCTCAATATAGTTCAAGTGGTATTAGTAACTACAGACTAACGGATTTATATAGAGGCGGTGGTATCGTACCCACAGTCGAATCAGCAACTATTCCAACCTCTGGGCAGATTACCATATTAGACTTTCAAAGTGCTGGCGAAGGTTTACCACAAGGTTTTGCAAACAGACATTGGGGTGTCGTATGTACTGGTGAATCACCAGTGCCAGTTTCAAACTCTGGAAAAAGTTTCACAGTAACGCCACCATCAACAATGGATGGAAAACATTTTGGGATGATTTTGATTGGTGCTGGAGGTGGTGCTAGTGGCAATCCAGGTAATGGCGGCGCTGGCGGTGGATCGGTGTACATACCTAAAGGTGTAAAGTATACTGCTGGAGAAGTTTGGACTGTTATAGTCGGAAGTGGTGGACTTGCTAAAGAAGTATCAAGTGGAAATACTGCATCTGGGTTTAGCGGTGGTTCAACAATATTTAAAGTTGATGGTGTTACGCTCGTAACTGCTGGTGGTGGTGCTGGTGGTGGCACAAGTAATACTGCAATCAAACCAGCAGGTGGCACTTCATCAAGGTCAAGTAATTCTAATTTCAATAATGCAAATTACCCAAATACTGGTCAAATGGTGTTTGGTATCGGTGGTGATGGTGGAAAGCGTTCACCATCTAGTTCGGGAAATACACAGTTGGGCGGTGGCGGCGGTGGTGTTGGTGGGTTTAGTGCTGCTAATTTTACAGCAGCAAGCGCATCTGGGAGTAAACCAACTGGTGGTGATGGATGGGGTCTTGGAGACAATGCTAATGGCACTGGCGGTACTGGGTTCATTTCATCTGCTGGTGGTGGTGGCAGAGGTACATCCCTTGGTCATAGCACACCAACAAGTACTTTGCAAGCAAGAAATTGCGGTGGCGGCATTTTCGATTCTGCCTATGATAAAGGTACTGCTTCGGTGATGGATAATCTTTCGACAAGTGATTTTTTATCTGGAGTGGACATTGGTTTTCATGATGCAGTCGGCGTCCCACCTGTTGCCCATGTAGCGTCAGACTTAACTGGAATAAACGCAAGACAGAAGAATTTTTTTATCGGCACCAACAATACATCCAATGATCCAAGGTTTGATTTTAAATTAACTGCTACTAATAAGGATGATACCAATAAATTAGGTGGTCTCAGTTCTAAAGGTGGTCGAGGAACTTATGGTGGAAAAGATGGAGGAATGCAGCATCGTGGTGCAAGTAGTTCCTCTTTGACACCAGGTAATGGTACGGTAAGAGAATATGCACCGTCTAATTGGGGCGGTGGAGGTGGTGCTAATAGTACCCTAACTGATGCAAGTGATACTGCCAGAAATGGTTGTGGTAATTGCGGTGGTCCAGGAATTTTTGTGATGTTTGGTGTAACTCCATCAGCAGGCGCATCTAACCTAACCGCAGATGGTGGAGAAATACAATTACCGCATATATTTCCTAGTATGAATGGTTGGTTTGAACCAGATGGATGGCATTAATTGGAAAAACTATTTTGTATAAATAAGACTGTAACAAGGAGACATTGAAATGGAAGATGAAGATATCGTATTTGAAGTAGACCATGAAATTAGTGGTGAAGATGACAGCAAAGATGTTAGTGAAGTGGAACAAGAACTTGATCCAGCACACGAAATGATTGATGCTATCCATGACGGTAATCTTAGGGTTGCGGGTGAAGTTTTTGCCGACATGATTGGAGATAAAATCCAAAGTGCCATAGAGGTAGAAAGAGTCGCTATGGGTCAAAAAATGTTTAATAAAGACGAAAGTGAAGAATAAATTTGTATAAATACAATATAGACAAATAAAAAAGAGTTAATTTAATGAAGACTTTTAAAGAATTAAATGCAGACCTACTAATTGAAAAATCTATGAAAATAGATGGTGCAAAAGTTGATATAAAAAAAGTAGGAAAAGAATTTAAAGTTGAAATAGATGGCGAAGTTTTGGACACTTATGGTTCAGAAAAAGAAGGTCTCGCCATGGCAAAAGAATTCATTAAGCAATATAAGGGATAAGATATGAAACTGATTGCTGAGTACTGTGACGGTGCATTAAACTTAATCACGGAAGCAAATGCTAACGGTGAAAAAACTTATCAGATAGAAGGCGTGTTTGCTCAGGCAGAAGCAGCGAACCGCAACAAAAGAATGTATCCAAAAGCAGTTATGGAAAATGCTGTTAACAAATATGTAAAAGAACAAGTTAGCACTGGTCGTGCTGTAGGTGAGTTAAATCATCCTGAAGGACCAACAGTTAATTTGGACAAGGTATCCCATCGTATTACAGAACTTCAATTTGAAGGAAATGATGTGATGGGTAAAGCACTTATATTAGACACTCCTATGGGTAAAATTGTAAAAGGTTTGCTGGATGGTGGTTGTCAACTAGGTGTTTCGACTCGTGGTATGGGAAGTCTTGAGAAACGTAATGGGATAATGGAAGTTAAGGAAGATTTTATTCTTAACACCGTTGACATTGTTCAAGACCCAAGTGCACCTAATGCTTTTGTAAATGGCATTATGGAAGGTGTTGAATGGGTATGGGATAATGGAATGATTAAACCTCAAGAAATTGAAAAAATAGAGACTGAAATAAAAAGAACTCCATCAAAAGGTTTGCAAGAAGCGCAAATTCGTGGGTTTGAAAATTTCCTCTCGTTGCTGAAATAAAAAAGGAGTCAAGTATGACTGATCAAAATAACGAACAGGAACTTGAGGTCCATGATGACAACGAAATTGTGGAATCTCACGAAGAAGTAATGGTAGCGGAAGCATCACTTTCGGATGATCCAGAAGGCGCAGAAGATGATTCTGTGCAATCTGTAGCACTCGCAAGCAAAGTTACTAAAAAAGCATCCCCTCCTAAGACTAAGGCGGGAATGGTCAATGCTATGACTGATAAAATGAATGGTATGAAAACCAAGACTGAAATCAAAGCAGCATATGAAAAAATGATGGGTGAAGAAGTAGAAGTAGAAATGGAAGACGATGTTGCAATGGTAGAAGATACTACCAGTGCTGATTTAGAAGTCCTAATTTCTGCTGATGAATCTCTATCAGAAGACTTTAAAGCAAAAGCAAGTACAATTTTTGAGGCAGCACTTACTACAAGAGTTGCAACTAGAATTCAAGAATTGGATGAGGAATTTGGTGAAAAAGTCTATTCTCTGGAAGAGCAATATGCTACAGAGACTGAAGAAGCAATCACAGAAGCAAAGGGTGACCTTGTAGACAAGATTGATTCTTATTTAAACTACGTTGTCGAACAATGGGTTGAAGAAAACCGTATTGCTGTAGAGCATGGTATTCGGTCGGAAATCGCTGAAGGTTTCATGGGCAAGTTGAAAGACCTGTTTGTAGAATCTTACATCGAAGTTCCAGAAACCAAAGTTGACCTAGTAGACCAACTTGCAGAAGAAGTTCAAGAACTAGAAGAACTTTTGAATAAGCAAACCCAAAATAATGTTGATATGAACGAAGCAATTTCTAATTTGAAACGCGCTGCAATTATTGTAGAAGCAGCAAATGATCTTGCTAGTACTGAAGCATCTAAATTGGAAAAACTGGTTGAAGGCGTAGAATTTGAAACTGAAGAAAATTTCAAATTTAAAGTCGAGACCATCAAAGAGTCTTACTTCCACGGTAAACCAGCAGTCGCACCTGCTGCTATTGTAGAAGAAACACTTACAGAAGAAACCCAAGAAGATACGGATGTAGACGTAAACGTATCAAATAGTATGGCGCAATATGTTGCCGCTATTAAAGCAAGTAATTAAGGAGTATCCATAATGGAAATGAACTACAACCAATTGATTGAAAAGTGGGCCCCGGTTCTGAATGAAGAATCTGCTGGCGCAATTCAAGATAAGCACCGCAAAGCAGTAACTGCTGTTGTGCTTGAGAACCAAGAAATTGCTCTGCGTGAGCAACAAACAGCACAAGGTGGTTTCGGTCAACTGACAGAAGCAGCACCATCAAACAACACAGCAAATGTTGCTAATTGGAACCCAGTTCTGATTTCGCTTGTTCGTCGTGCCATGCCAAATATGATGGCATATGACGTATGTGGTGTTCAACCAATGACTGGTCCAACTGGACTGATCTTTGCCATGAAGTCAACCTACGAAACAACACGTTCAGGTGCTACTGCTAACGGTGAAGCATTAACTGGCGAAGCAGTTTCTGGTTATTCGGGCGATTCTGCAAGCACTCAATTAGCAGATGGTTCTGGTCTTGGTGGTGTAACAGACACTGACACTGACTCAACCATTGACGATCAACGTGTTGATCCGCTCACAGGTACACCAATGACTCTCGCCAATGGCGAAATGCTGGGTACAACTGGCGCAAGCGCATTTGCTGAAATGGGTTTCACCATTTCAAAAGCAACTGTATCTGCCAAAACACGCGCATTGAAAGCGGAATATTCGCTTGAACTCGCACAGGATTTGAAAGCAATTCACGGTCTGGACGCTGAAAGCGAACTTGCCAATATTCTTTCAACTGAGATTCTTGCAGAAATCAACCGCGAAGTAATTCGTACCATTAACTCACAAGCAAAAACTGGTGCATCCACTGGTAACACCTTGCTGAATGGTGTGTTTGATCTTCAGACAGATGCTGATGGTCGTTGGAGCGTAGAGAAGTTTAAAGGTCTCATGGTCCAAATCGAGCGTGAAGCAAATAACATTGCCAAAGAAACTCGTAGAGGTCGCGGTAACTTCATCATCACTTCCAGTGATGTTGCATCGTGCTTGGCAGCAACTGGTATGTTGGATTATGCTCCAGCAATGTCAACCAACTTGAATGTTGATGACACTGGTAACACTTTTGCTGGTGTTCTTAATGGTCGTACAAAAGTATATGTTGACCCATATGCCACTGTTGACTATATCACTGTCGGTTATAAAGGTACAAACGCATATGATGCTGGTATCTTCTATTGCCCATACGTACCTCTGACCATGGTTCGCGCCGTTGGTGAGAACGATTTCCAACCAAAAATTGGTTTCAAAACCCGTTATGGTATGGTATCGAACCCATTTGTTGGCGCTGCGCCCGCAAACGGTCTTGCCACTGTACGTACAAACCAGTACTACAGAATCTTCAGAGTGGACAACATTCTGGGTGCATAATATCGCACAAGAAAGGTGGGACGATTAACGATCCCACCTTCCATAAAACTTTAAAGCAGTGTTTCGGCGCTGCTTTTTTTATCTAAATTCTATCTATTAAGTATAAATATAGGTATGAATGGATATAAACGGATATAATCAGATGGCAACAGTCACCACAAATATGAATTATCTTCAACCTACCAATTTTAAGGTAGTCATAAACCATAGCACATTTGGTAACCTTGAGTTTTTTGCTCAAAGAATAATCCATCCAGGAGTTAGCGTCCAAGCACCAAGTGTTGCATACAAAAGAATTTCTAGTATTTCAGTCCCAGGTGATACATTAACTTTTGAAGATTTATCAATGGATATTTTGGTTGATGAAAATATGCAGACTTACATTGAAGTCTTCGATCTATTAAATTCTTTAGTTGAAACTAATTATAAGTCACCGATGGCAAAGGCAACCTCTATCGGAACATCACAAGAGTTAGATATTACTTTAACAATAACTAGTAGTCACAATAATGTTGTGAGGACGATAAGATATATCGATTGCGTACCAACCAGCATTGGAACAATTTTGATGGAAGCAACCTCAGAAACTTCACCAGTAATTACATTTCCAGTAACTTTTAAGATTGGATATTACGAGATAAAATAGTCCTATATATTATTAATACATTATGGAGAATATGATTGCTTAACCTTGAGGAAATACTTGAACACTGGTCTAATGATTGTAATATTGATGAACATAACCTAGATCGATCTAGCGTAGATGTTGCAAAACTACATGCAAAATATCTACAACTACTTTCCGTATATAAACTTCAAAAGAAAAAAGCAGAGATGAAACAAAAAATTCTTCTCAAGGACAAATGGTTATATTATAACGGAAAAATGTCTGGCGAACAAATCACCGAAAAAGGTTGGGATTTTGATCCATTTGATGGCATGAAAATCATGAAAGGTGACATGAACCACTATTATGATTCTGATGTTGACATTCAAAGAAGCGAAGAAAAAATAGTTTATTATAAAACTATGATCGAAACATTACAAGAAATTGTGGAAACCTTGCGCTGGCGTCACCAGACAATCGGTAACATAATAAAATGGAAGGTGTACCAAAGCGGTGGATAAAATAGTGGTGCAAAAGAAGAATGAATGTTCTCTTTTGTTAGGATGTGATAATGGTATTATTCAAGAACTGAATGAGTATTTCTCGTTTTTTGTTCCAGGATACAAGTATATGCCAAAATACAAAGCAAAAATGTGGGATGGTAAAATCAAGATATTCAATGCTTTGTCGCATGAATTACCAACAGGATTATTGCATCAACTTAAAGTTTTCTCTGAAGAAAGAGGTTATGAGTTAGACTATGAAGATGGTGAGTATGGACCGCCAGAAGTTTTCAATAAAATAAATCCAAGAGAAATTATGGATTTCATCGAAAAGTTAAATTTAAAAAGCAGAGGCGAATCGATAACTATACGAAGTTATCAATTTGATGCGGTTTGCTCTGCTATAAAAGAAAGAAGGTCTCTTTTACTATCACCAACTGGATCGGGTAAATCATTAATCATATACATTCTACTGAGGTGGTATATGGAAAACCATCATGACAATGTTTTGGTTATCGTACCTACCACTTCACTTGTACAACAAATGTTTACAGATTTTGGAGACTATTCATCACACGACGATAGTATTAATATGGAAACTGATTGTCATTTTATTTACTCTGGGCAAGCAAAAACTGGCATTAAAGAAAGAATAATTATTTCGACATGGCAGTCTATCTACAAATTACCTGCAACATGGTTCTCGAATTTTGGGGTGATTTTTGGTGATGAGTGTCACGGATTCAAGTCTAAATCTTTAACTTCAATCATGAATAAAAGCAGAAACACTGCATACAGATTTGGAACTACTGGAACTTTAGATGGGACTGAAACCCATAAATTAGTGTTAGAGGGTTTGTTTGGAAAAGTAATAAAGGTGACTACAACCAAGAAACTACAAGATGACTCAACTCTCGCACCTCTTGAAATATATCTATTGACATTAAGATATGATGAGGATGAGTGTTTTCAAAATGTAGGAAACACATATGCCCAAGAAATTAATTTGATTGTTCTAAATGAGAAAAGAAATAAATTTATTCGGAACTTGGCGCTAGGTATGAATGGGAATACTTTGGTGCTATTTCAATTTGTAGAAAAGCATGGTAAGGTATTATATAACTTAATTTGTGATAAAAAGGAAGATAAGAGAAAGGTATTTTTTGTTTCAGGTGCGACAGAAGCATCTGACAGAGAAGCAATTAGAAAAATCGTAGAAAGTCAAAAGGACGCAATCATCGTTGCCTCTTTAGGAACCTTTAGTACTGGTATAAATATTAGGAACTTGCACAACATAGTGTTTGCTTCACCAAGCAAATCTCAGATAAGAGTATTGCAAAGTGTTGGAAGGGGATTGAGAAAAAGTGATGATGGGAGAATTACTAAATTATACGATGTAATAGACGATTTACGGCATAAGAATAAAATAAATTATGCCATGCTTCACGGGGAAGAACGACTAAAAATCTATAAAAAAGAACAGTTCAACTTTAAAAAATACGAGGTAAAATTATGAGTTACAATGGTAAAGAAGATATAAAGCAAATTAAGATGTCATCTGGAGATGAAATACTATGCGAAATTGTGGACATAAATGATGATGAACTTATAATTCGCAATGCTCTACAGATTTGCAAAGTTGATGTTGATGCAACACGAACCTATGGGATGCTCAGACCTTGGATTTCATTTCAAGAAACAACACAAGAATTAATATCATTAAATGACATGCATATTGTTGCAATTGCTCTCCCAAGTAATGATTTGATGAAACAGTTTGCAAATGCAATAGGTGAAGAACAGATGGCGGCTATATCTAAAGATGGAGAAATGACCTCTGGTGAAGAGTTTGACGTAGAAACTTGGATGGACCGTCTATATAATAAAAAGGGTGGAGTTGAAAAGAATATACAGTTCCATGAAATGTTTGATAGTGATGAAAATGTGATTCGTTTTCCTTCGGGATACAAACACTGATTCCCCTCCATAAAGGATACTCCTTATTATACACCCAATAGACAATTCTGTCAACCCCTAAAATAAAATAAATAAATTAATTATGCTTTACATTACCGTCTATCTGTGGTAGAATGGTAGAAATATTAAGGAGTGAATTGAATGGCGAAAGCACGATCAAAAAGTACGCACTATGTAGATAACAAAGAATTTTCCGCAAATATAGTAGAATATGTTGTAACTATAAATGAAGCAAGAGATAATGACAAAGAATTGCCTGTAGTTCCAAATTATCTCGCGCTCTGTTTTCTAAAAATCGCTGAGAATCTTTCCCATAAATCTAACTTTATTAGATACACTTACCGTGAAGAAATGGTTATGGATGCAGTTGAGAACTGTCTCAAGGCAGTAGAAAACTATAACATTAATGCTGCCACTAGAAGTGGTAAACCAAACGCTTTCGCATATTTTACTCAGATTATTTGGTATGCTTTTCTAAGACGAATTGCTAAAGAAAAGAAACAACAAGATATCAAAGAAAGATTTATGTCCCAATCTGGCGTAGAAGCATTTTTAGTGAGTGAAACTGGTGCTGCTGCCACAGGAGTTGCTACACACTTTATTGATGTACTCAAAGATAGGATTGATAAAGTAAAAGAGTATGACACCGAAATAAAAGAATTTGGAAAGGTAGAAAAACAGCAAAGAAAAAAACGAACAGTTAATGTCGATTCCGATTTGAAAGACTTTTTAGAATGAAGTTACTAATACTAAATGATACACACACAGGTATCAGAAATGCGTCTGATATTTTTTTAGAAAATGCTGCAAAATTTTATAGAGAAGTTCTTTTTCCATATTGCGATGAACACAACATAAAGCAGATATTGCATCTGGGAGATTATTACGACCATCGTAAGTTTATCAATTTCAAAGCACTAACTCACAATCGCCACAGTTTTTTAAATCCTATGCGAGAACGTGGAATGTCTATGGATATTATTCCTGGCAATCACGACACTTATTTCAAAAACACGAATGATTTAAACTCACTTAAAGAATTACTTGGGCATTATATGAATGAGATTCATATCGTTATGAAACCCACAGTGATGAACTATGGTGGTCTTGATATTGCGCTGCTTCCTTGGATTACCTCAGAGAACCAAGAAGAATCTATGAATTTCGTAAAAAATTGCAAAGCGTCATTTCTTGCTGGGCATTTAGAATTATCAGGTTTTGATATGATGCGAGGGATTCAGAATAAACATGGTATGGATAAAGAAGCATTTTCTAGATTTGAAATGGTATTATCTGGACATTATCATACCAAATCACAGAAAGATAATATACTTTATCTTGGTACACAGATGGAGTTTTTCTGGTCTGATGCCCATGATCCAAAACATTTTCATATTTTGGACACAGAGACTCGTGAACTAGAGGCAATTCGTAATCCATTCACATTATTTGAAAAGATAACATATGATGATACGAAGACCGATTATAATAATTACAACGTAGAACATTTAGATGATAAGTTTGTTAAATTAGTTGTAGTAAATAAATCTGACCCCTTTACATTCGACAAATTATGTGATAGAATACATAGTAAGAAAATACATGAACTAAAAATTGCTGAGAATTTTGATGAATTTATTGGCGACAGAGTTGGGGATGAAGGCGTGTCTGTAGAGGATACTACAACCCTTCTTGACAGTTATGTAGATAATGTAGAAACTGAATTAGATAAGTCTAGAATTAAAATTGAAATGAGAAATTTGTTGACTGAAGCACAAGCACTTGAGATAGCATGATAGTATTTAAATCGCTAAGATATAAAAATTTCCTATCAACTGGAAATAATTGGACTGAAATAAATCTAAATAAATCTAAATCCACACTCATTGTGGGTTCTAATGGTGCAGGTAAATCAACGCTACTGGACGCTATTTCATTTGGTCTCTTTGGAAAACCTCACCGTGGTATCAATAAACCTCAATTAGTCAATACTATTAATAATAAAGATTGTCTAGTTGAAGTCGAGTTTAGTATAGGTCAAAAAGATTTTAAAATTGTTCGTGGCATAAAACCAAATATCTTTGAGATTTGGACGAATGGTAATATGATTGATCAATCGTCACACGCCAAAGAATATCAAAAAATATTAGAACAAAATATCTTAAAATTAAACCACAAATCTTTTCATCAGATTGTGGTCTTAGGTAGCAGTTCGTTCATTCCATTTATGCAGTTGCCTGCACAGCACAGGCGTGATGTTATCGAAGATTTATTGGATATCAACGTCTTTTCTAAGATGAATATTATTCTTAAAGAGAAGACCTCTATGCTCAGAGAGAAGTTGAAAGACATAAAATATAGCATAGATTTAAATAAAAATCAAATAAAAACTCAGCAAAAGTATATTAATGATATTAGCACATTAAATGCTGAGTTTATTGAGAAAAAGAATATAGACATATCTAACCTAGAATCTGAGCGTACAGAATTAGAAACTGACAATGAAACATGTCAAAAATTTGTAGATGAAAATCAGAAAACCATGAGGGAAGAATTAGACCGCGCCAACGATAAAAAACAAGCACTACTACAATACCAAGCAAAGTTCCAAACCAAAATCAAAATCTTGGTCAAAGAATCTAAGTTCTATGAAGAAAACGAAACATGCCCAACTTGTACCCAAGATATTGATGAGAGTGTTAGATCAGAGAATCTAAAATCTGCAAAGTCAAAAGCAAAAGAGTTTCAAAAAGCAATGGATCATGGACTTAATGAGTCATCTATTGTGGAACAGACTATTGAGCGGTACACTGATTTGGCAGAGAAAATCAGATCGAACTTGTCTACTATATCTTCTAATAGTAATACTATCTTACGGTTGCAGAAACTTATACAACTCTATAGAGATGAGTTAAATGCTCTTAGCGGAAAAACTGGTGACCTATCAAAAGCAAATGCAGAATTGCAAACATTAAACGATGCCAGAGAAGATTTAAATAATGAAAGATATGCATCAAATGAAGAGTACACATATAACAATGTGATGGCAGAGATGCTTAAAGACACTGGTATTAAAACTAAAGTGATCAAACAGTATTTACCTGTAATCAATAATTTGGTGAACAAATATTTACAAACCTTAGACTTCTTTGTTCATTTCGATTTGGATGAGGCGTTTCAAGAAACTATTAGGTCACGCCACCGTGATGCTTTTTCATATGCTTCATTTAGTGAAGGTGAAAAGCAGCGTATTGATCTAGCACTTTTGTTTACTTGGAGAATGATTGCTAAGATGAAAAATTCTGTTGCCACAAATCTCTTGATCCTAGACGAAACTTTTGACTCTTCTCTTGATCATGATGGTGTTGACAATCTTATGAAGATACTGTATACTCTTGGTGATGATACCAATGTATTCGTCATTTCTCATAAAGGAGAGATTCTTGACGGGAAGTTTGAAAATAAGTTAGAGTTTTACAAAGAGAAAAACTTTAGCAGAATGAAATAATGTACTTGACGATTGATTTGTTATGTGTTATACTTATAGAAATGAAACAATGGAGACTAAATTATGAGAGAAGTGATTAGCGATTCTACAATTCAAATTTTGAAGAACTTCGCATCTATTAATTCTAATATTGTTATTGACGAGGGCAGTAGTATTCGTACAATCTCAGAAGCAAAAAACATCTTGGCGAAGGCAGAAGTTGAACAGACGTTTCCTCAACGCTTTGGCATCTACGATCTAAGTGAATTTCTTGGTGTCCTTGGTCTAGTCGATACACCAGTATTGGACTTCTCAGGTGATTATGTGACTATTGGAGATTCTACTGGAAGATCAAACATTAAGTATTTTTTCTCTGATCCAGATATGTTGACTACATCCTCAAAAGATGTTAAAATGCCAGAAGGTGACGTTAAATTTCGCCTAGATATTGATACGTTAAATAAACTAAAACGTGCGGCATCTGCGTTAGGTCATTCGGAATTGATTATTGAATCAAGTGATGATGACGGTCTTGCAAAGTTGACTGTTACGACAACCGACAATTCTACAGCGAATACCTTTTCTATTGACATTCCAGTTGAAGAAAATGTAAACAAATATAAGTTCGTGTATAACATTAACAACTTGAAGATTCTAACTGGTAACTATGATGTGGAGATTTCATCTAAACTAATTTCGAAACTAACTAATACAGAATCTAAGTTGCAATATTGGATTGCACTTGAAAAAACATCAACCTATGGAGAATAATTAAAAATGTCAGATGATAAAGACCTAAGTAAAGACCACAAAAAAGCATACGACCTCATGAACCAAATTTCACGAAGTGCTATTGCGGTAATTGATACTGTAACGCAGCGTGGTGGTTTTCGTGGTGAAGAACTATCGACAATCGGGCAATTGCGAGATCAGTGTACACAAGGTGTACAAATTGTAGAGACTTTTAAGCAAGATCAAGCAGAAGAATAGATATTAAAGGATAGATTTATATAATGAATACTCCGACTGAATTCGGTAATACAAATGAATTTCTGTGGGTGGAGAAGTACCGCCCACAGAATATTGAAAGAACTATCCTACCAAAAGAATTAAAAATTAATCTAGAAAAAATTGTCGAGACGGGCGAAATCCCTAATATGCTATTCACGGGAACTGCTGGTCTTGGCAAAACTACTGTTGCAAAAGCGTTATGTAATACGTTAGGGTTAGATTATATCTTAGTTAATGGTTCTGAAGATGGAAATATTGACACCCTACGTGGAAAGATTAAACAGTTTGCTTCTACAGTATCCCTACAAGGCGGTTACAAGGTTGTAATTTTGGATGAGGCAGATTATCTTAATCCTCAGTCAACTCAACCTGCTTTGCGTGGATTCATAGAAGAATTTAGTAATAACTGTCGTTTCATAATGACATGTAATTTCAAGAATAGGATTATCGAACCACTGCATTCCAGATGTGGGGTTTATGAATTTAACACAACAAAAAAAGAAATGGCAGGTCTTTGCGGAGATTTTTTAAAACATGCCAGAAATATTCTTGAACAAGAGAATATTAAATTTGAAGATCAAGACCTTGTTAATATTATTATGAAACACGCTCCTGATTGGAGAAGGGTTTTAAATGAAGCACAACGACGATCTGTGGGTGGCGTTCTTAGTGGCAGTGGTTTTACTAACGCTGGTAATAATGAAATCGACTCTCTCCTAAAGCACATCAAAAACAAAGACTTTAAGAAGATGCGTTCTTGGGTAGTCAATAATATTGATACAGATAGTTCTACTATCTTCAGAGGTATCTATGATAAAATGTCAAATCATATCAAACCTCATGCTATTCCTCAAGTTGTGTTAATTCTTGCGGAGTACCAATACAAAAATGCTTTTGTAGCAGATTTAGAAATCAATACTGTGGCATGTCTAACTGAAATAATGGCGAATGTGGAGTTTATGGAATGAGTGCTAATGAATGTGTAGTGTACGACTTTGAAACACTTTCTGTCGATGTGAATAGAGGTGTGGTGTTATCTTTAGGATTACTCACATTTTCTACAACAAGATTCACTAATAATCCATATACTTACGAAGAACTGCTTTCTGAGAGTGTCGTTATAAAATATGATGTTAAAAAGCAAGTAGAAGTTTATGATCGTAAGATTTCAAAATCTACTCTTGCTTGGTGGAACTCTCAAGATAAAAAAACCACAACCGCTGTAATGACACCATCTGAAAACGATAAAGATATTAGTGAAACCTATAACTTTTTTGTTCAAAATGTGAATATCAATAATCTTAAAACTGTGTTCACTCGCGGCAATACTTTTGATGTACCTTTCTTTGAAGGAATTTTGAATGACACTGGTAAGAAAGTTCCTTATCCATTTTGGATGGTGAGGGATACCAGATCATTCCTTGATGGTCTACTTTGGGGTTCTGACGTAAAAAATGATTATATTCCTGACGGTTGCGCTGAAAAGTTCTTCAAGCATGATGCGCGACATGATTGCGTAATGGATGTGATGCGGATGCAAACCGTAATTCAAAACCTATGAATCATTTTGATTATTTAAAATCAATCAACCATGATAAGAACGATATCATGGTTGATGACATCACTGAAAAAGAATATAAAGGTTTCATGATCAATAGAACCTTGTCGTATTTCAATGACACTGCCTTGGCAGCAAATGAGATGAATATTCACCATCAGATTGATAATAGATTGCAATTCGATTTCATGCGAAATATCGTCAGAAAACGCAAGCGGTTTTCCAAGTGGACAAAAGCAGACAAAGTGGACTCATTAGATTCAATTAAGACTTACTACGGATACTCTAATCAACGTGCGAGAGAAGTATTATCACTATTAACTAAAGAGCATTTGGATATTATAAAAATGAAGGTGTCCAAGGGTGGTAAAAAACGATAAAACTATAAAATTACAAAAGTATAAATAGCATTGTCATGTAATGAATAAATAAAAAAAAGTGAGTTGACAATGAATGAAGATACTAATGTAATTAACTGGTCACCAACTGATATGTTGGAAGTAACCTTAAATGAACCTGATGATTTTTTAAAGGTAAGAGAAACACTAACAAGAATAGGCGTATCGAGTCGAAAAGAAAATAAACTATTTCAATCGTGCCACATTTTGCACAAGCAAGGCAGATACTTTATAGTTCATTTTAAGGAATTATTTTTACTAGATGGTAAAAAGTCCAACTTGGAAGAAAGTGACATAGGGCGTAGAAATACTATTGCTACACTCATGTCCGATTGGGGTTTGGTTTCAATACAAAATGAATCGGTTGCTCAAAATTTAGCACCTCTGCGACAAATCAAAATTATTCCTTTCAAAGAAAAAGTAAATTGGGAATTATGTCCTAAGTACAACATAGGAAGAAAATAAATGCAGAGTTTCACATCACATACCATAAACGAAAGTGCTTTGAGTGCATTAAGAACTGCTACAAAAGCGCATAAGGGCGTATTCAGAAAGAACGGTGGCGAGTATATTGCACATCCTAAAGAAGTTGCCAAAATAGTTGCTAAGTTCAAACCAAATTCTAAAAACTTATCAGCATTAGTCCAAGCAGCATACTTGCACGATACTATAGAAGATACTGATTTAACTCACGAAGACTTAGTTAAGCAGTTTGGTGGTCTGGTTGCCAATCTTGTTGACCAATTGACCACTAAAAAAGATGATCTGGAAGCAGCAGGCGGCAAGGGCGAATATATCAAAGGTAAAATGGTCAACATGACCTCTTGGGCATTAGTCATTAAACTTGCTGACAGACTTGCAAATGTTGGTGATATTGCGCTTCAACCTCCAGCATGGCAAAAGAAATATGGTGGTGATACCAAACTTGCATTGGATGCAGTTAAAAAAGACAGAAAAGACCTAAGTCCCACACATAAGAAAATTATTAAAAATATAGAAACCATAATAAATCCTTACTTGTGATGAAAAGTTTTATTCTTAAACATATAAATAGTAAGAACAAATAATAAAGGACTAAAACATGGCATGGGTAACTATTACAAACAATCCAAGTTGGCAATATAACAACGCCCCTGCTGATCCTGGCGCTACTAGTCCATTAAGACCACTATGGTTAAAGCAAACTAGCGGAGTTAGAACTACCAATGGTCATTCGGTATATACAGATGTTCGAAAAACAGTAAATTCAGCATCTGGTACTTCCACAGTCTCTATGGGTGAAATGAGTAAAACTTTTTGGGATAATGCATCATGAAGACTTTTAAGGCATATCTTTGTGAAAGGGATTATAAGAAAGAGCGTGAAAATTACTTAGGAACTCCAGTACAGATGGAGAGGAATGCTGCCAGAAAACGTGCTAGACGTAAAATGGAAAAAGTTGGAAAAGCAGCACCTTTCGATGGCAGAGATATCCACCACAAAGATAACGATCCTTTAAATAATAACGAAGATAATCTATCAAGTGTTACCGTAAAATACAATCGCACTGAACCAAGAAGACGAACATGAAGACTTTCAATCAGTTCGTAGAAACACTTATCACTGAAAAAGTAATGCCTCAATTAGATTTGTTGGATTCATATAATTCTCTTAATAAATTATATTTTCAAGGCGAATTACCCAACGATTTTCCAATTGTTTGGTACAAGAATAAAAGACTTGGTGGTGAAGTTGGACTTCAAGTGCTAAAAAGAACAAAAGAAGTTGTAAAAATAAATCATCTTAAAATTTCGAATACTCTGAAAAGATCAAATGAAGATATCATTTCGATATTATTACATGAAATGATTCACGTTTGGGTTGCACATAAAAAACTTAATGATTATGGCGTTATGCATGGTAGCATTTTTATGAGTAAACTAAAAGAATTAAACACCAGATATAATTTGAAAATACCTGCAACTGAAGCAATCGGAAAATTAGACCTTGCTGATGAATATAAGGATAAAACCAAAGAATATATCGTTTCTTTATATGTGAATAAAGAGAATAAAGCATTTGTTACACTACACAATAAAAGTGTCTCTGATCCCCTTGCACATTATACAAAGTATAAACACCACATAGAGAAAAGATATAAACTCTTATTGGTTGGTGTGATGCCTACCAATCTATATCATACGCTTTCGGTCAAAAGAACTTTAAAAACCTTTGGTGGTGCTAGTGCAGTGGAACCACACGTATTTGCAGAGATTAGTGCGTATTTCAAAGAAAATAAAAATAAAATAATAATAGCAATACGCGGAGTTACCTAAAATGAAAACATTTCAGGAGTTCAGTGAAGCATTTAATACCAAAGTCAAATGGACTCTAAAACACGACACCAAGTTCAATAACTCGCGGTCAATTCAAGTATATAGCGGTAAAGTGGAAACACAAGAGATAGAACTGAGATATAAGATAGAAGACAGCGAACTTAGTATATCTTTTGACGTAAATGGTCATAGTCGAGTTACTGGTAAGGGCAGTCAAATGCAAATCTTTGGTGCGGTCATAAATCATATCAAAACTTACGTTAAAGAAAATCCCAATCTTGACGAAATTATTTTCTCAGCATCAAAAGCGCATTCAGAAACCCCAGATGGAAGCGCAAACCCCAGCAGGTCTAAATTATACAGTAGATTATTAAAAAAATATGCATCTAAACTGGGATTTAATTTCAAAGAAATCGACGGTGAGCACGGGGTTGTTTACCAATTGAAAAGGTTGAAAAAACTAAAATGAAAAACTTTAAACAACATTTAGACGAAGGTAAATGCGATCTTATTGGTATTAAACAAATCAAAACATTTGAAACTGTTGTAGATAAATTGTTTAAAAAATATGGAATCGATTTTAATTTCACTAGGCATTTTGGTGATAGAATGGGTGATGATAGAAATGATCCTTGCATCAGCATGAAAGAACTTGCCGATTTTATTAAAAAGATATACAAGCGTCAAGGTAAATCCATCAAAGGTGTTGCTGGTGCTGAAGCAGTTATAAAAGATATGCAGAGCGATTTAAATATTCCTGTTGCTGTTAAGTATGACCAGAGAAATGACGAATTTGACGTTGTGATGAAAACTGTTATGAGGAAGAAAAATTTTAAGACGCCTGATAAAGTCATAAAATACGAATAGGTAAGGTAATTAGATATGCGTAAATATAGTCAAGTAATAGCAGAATTTAGGGCAACCACTCCTAAGTCTAAGGATACTCTTGAAATCGAAAGATTAGATATGCCCCAAGTGCATCCAAAAGATTATGCAGAACTCCTTACTTATCTAACAAGTCTGGGTATAAAGATGGAAAAGGGTGAGATCAAAGCAAAAAAGTTGAGTGCGACTCAATCTGACTTTAATCTAGGTAAGATACTGAGCATCATGGGTATCTTAAAGAAAATAGACAAGGCAAACCCATTAATTGTTTCATCCGATAACTATATTGTTGATGGTCATCATCGTTGGTTAGCAGCAAGAAATGGTGGTCAGAATATTTCTATCATCAAAGCAGATGTAAAAATAAGAGTATTGCTCAGAGCAATAAAAAAATTCCCAAAATCTTTTACCAAAAGTATTGATGAAGAAGAATATAAAAAAGAATGGCGCAAAATCTTTTTGAATTGAGTATATACATTATGAAATATTTTATATCGGCACCCTTTGGAAATTATATAAAACTTCCCAACACTATTAGTGTAACTGGAAGTTGGACGTACCAGAGTAGACCAGGACTTCTGCCTCAAGTACTAAAAACTCTACGATATACTAAATCTGGATGGGTGAATAAAATTGGACTCCGCAACGCTGGAGTTGTAACTGGTCTTAAACGGACAAAAACTACAGAAGTTTTGAGTCTTGCTGCTATAGACAAAAATGATTGGATCAGTTTGTCTTATGTAGTACCAAGCACCACAAGTGTAGAAATTAATATTAGTTGCCCAAATCTTGACAAAGATATCGGCGCAGTTAATCTTCCTGGTTTTGATATTTTCCCCCAAACTAAAAGAGAATGGTGTATTTGTAAAATACCCCCAACTGCCTCAGAAAATCTTATTGACAAAATAGTTGATTCTGGTTATAATCAGATACACGCAAGCAATACTCTGTATTCTTTGAATGGTGGTCAAAGCGGTAACATTTTGAAACCATATACGACAAGGATTATAGATTACATAAAGGTAAAGCACCCTCATGTCACTATTATTGCTGGTGGTGGCGTTACGAATAAAAGTGACGCGAAATACTATTTCGATCAAGGTGCTGATTATGTAAGTTTAGGTACAGTATGTTTTACACCATGGAAATTAAAAAATATATTGACATAAGTCTTGTAATCTGCTATAATAATACATATATACAATAGAGACAACTTGTAGAGGTTGTCCAAACACGGCGAGATGCAGAACAATCTGGTCTCAGAACATTCTTGCTTGGAAAAGGAGAAACCAAAATGACAGGCATACAAACACTATTTCCACGATCATCTTTTGTGGGATTCGATCATTTGTTTAACGAAATGGAACATACAGTTCGTCACGCATCTGACCACTATCCACCCCACAATATTATTAGATCAAGCGAACATGAGTATCTTATTGAACTCGCAGTTGCTGGATTTTCAAAAGATGAATTATCAATCGAAGTCAAAGACCGAACATTGATGGTAACTGGAGAGCATGTAAGCAAAGGAAGAGACTTTATCCATCGGGGTATTAGTACCAAGAAGTTTAAACGTACTTTTCGATTGTCTGAACACGTTCAAGTAAACGGAGCAGATATTCAAGATGGCATACTTGCCGTAGAACTGAAGTATGAAATCCCAGAAGAAATGCGTCCTCGTAAAATTTCAATAGGAAAAAACGAGGAAAACTCAAATGCAACATATACTAACAAGTCACAACTACTTAACGAAGGCAATTAGTGCTTTATTTGAACTAATCGCTGATAACATTTCTGGCATCATAGAATCTTGTCAAATGGGTCAACAGGTCAAAGCGAACAAACAAATCGCAGTCATGCTTAGATGTGAATATCCAAATATGACGATACACCAAATCGAAGACATGTTGAACAGACAAACTATGAATCTTCCACAGATTGATGGTCATAGATCATTACCTAGAGGTGATTCATAATGATTGCCTTAATAATGAAAATGTTTCGTAAAGTAACACCTAAAAGTGAAAACGATTACCGTGACGAATGGTTTGCTGGTTCTCAAAATATTGCTGAACTAGAAAGGCGTATGAAAGTATGGGAGAATTCAAACCTTAAAGGTTGGCAGTGATTCTATACTTGATGATTATGAACTACAAACGGTTACATCAAGTGACTAACTACTATTTGAACAAGTATCAAAACTAAAGAATTGGGCAGAAATGCCCTTTTCACACAACACACACAAATAATAATGGAAAAGCGAATGAGAAAATTTATTTACGACACTTGGAATAGTGTTATGGACTCAGATATTAGTCCACTAAAAAACATCCCCAATTTACAGGTACGACATATGATAATGCAAGTTCTTGCATGGATGTGGTGTATTGCCTTTGGTATGATTGTAAATGATATCTTCGCGGGTATTGCTAGTATGGTGGCACATATTGCATTGTTAGGTGTAGTAGCAGTCACAGTAGCAACATTTGAAACTGCGAAACGAAATCCTGATGTATTCAAAAGAATTGATGGATATAACGGACGCCAAAACAACGGCGAACATAATTGATAGGAAACCCACATGACAAATAAAAATCCCTTTGAAATCCGCTCTGATATTTTACATCTCGCAAAAGAATATATGGACACTCAACACCAAGTAAATATTCAACTTGCCAATGATATGTTTGAACACGGCAAAAATAATATGTATGATGTGCAAGAGGCATATGAAATGTATCCTATCCAAGATGTAATCGATGCCGCAAAAGAAATGTATGCCTTTGTTTCCACAAAAGAGTAGACAGTAATCGACTTTTATGGTATAATAAAGACTAATAACTGGAGTTGATTCTTGAAAGCATTTTATACAAATGTTGCTCGTTATGGCAACTCACTTCTATATCGTGGTTATAATGACCACGGTGTAAGGATTGAAAAGAAGGTCAAATTTAAACCAAAACTCTTTGTTCGCAGCAAAGATAGAGATTCAAAATGGAAGACCCTTGAAGGTTATTCTGTTGCGCCAGTAGAATTTGAATCTATGAAAGCAGCAAAGGAATGGTTAGAGACCTACAAGGATATGGATAATGTCAAAATTTATGGCATGACTAATTATATCCAGCAGTTTATAACTGATGCATTTCCAAGCGATATTCAATTTGATCGTAAGACAATCAATGTAGCAAATTTAGACATCGAAGTTGCATCTGACGATGGATTTCCACACGCTGATGAGGCAAACTATCCAGTAATATCGATCTGCCATAAATCATCGACTTCCAATGTTTATCATGTTTGGGGTCTGGGCGACTATGATGTTGAGAAACGTGAAAACCAAAATCTGATTGTTCAGTATCGTCACTGTAAAAGTGAATTGGAATTGCTTGCAAAGTACATGGAGTTCTGGACTAAAAACCCACCAGATGTAATCACTGGTTGGTATATCAAGATGTTTGATATGCCCTACTTGATAAACCGTGTAACTAAACTTGCTGGTGCTGCCGTGGCGAAAAAGTTTTCACCATGGGGTTTAGTAAGTGAGCGAACCGTTAATATTGCTGGGCAGCACCACAAGCACTATGAAATAACAGGTATTGCTCAACTGGATTATTTGGACTTATTCAAAAAATTTGGGTATTCGTATGGAACCCAAGCATCATATAAATTGGATCATATTGCCAACACGGTGCTTGGTGAGAAAAAACTATCTTACGAAGAGCATGGTACACTTCATACACTTTATAAAAACGATCATCAACTATTCATTGATTATAACATCAAGGACGTTTATCTGGTAGATAAGATTGATGAAAAGATGGACTTGATTACCCTTGCATTAACTATGGCGTATCGTGGTGGCGTTAACTATGAAGCAACACTTGGAACTACTGCTATATGGGATTCAATCATCTATCGTGAACTGAGCAAACAGTATGTTGCTATCCCACCAAACGAACCCACAATAAAATCTCCATATCCTGGTGGTTATGTTAAAGAACCTCAAGTTGGGTTACATGATTGGGTAGTTTCGTTTGATTTGAATTCTCTGTATCCAAATTTGATTATTCAGTATAACATGTCACCAGAAACCTTGGTAGTTGACATTGATAACACCTATCCATCGGGTGTTGAATATTATATGAATAACTCTCCTGATGTAAAAAACGATCTTTCTGTTGCGGCAAACGGATCGACTTATACTAGAAAAAAGCAAGGGATTGTTCCGCAAATTATTGCCGATTATATGTTAGAGCGAAAAACTACTAAAAAAGCAATGCTTGCGGCAATGCAGAAAAATCAAGATAATCCATCTGTTGCACTTGAAAAAGAGATCAATCAACTAGAAAATCGTCAGATGGCAATTAAAATTCTATTGAATTCTCTTTATGGTGCCTTGGGAAACGCATACTTTCGTTACTTTGATATGAGAGTTGCGGAAGGCATTACGTTGTCTGGACAGTTGGCAATCCAATGGGCAGAACGTGCTATTAATGGTGAGATGAATAAAGTTCTGAAGACTGATAATGTTGACTATGTAATAGCAATCGACACTGACTCGCTATATATCAACTTTGGTCCATTTATCGATAAATTGAAACCCAAAGATCCTGTAAAGGCATTAGATAAAATCTGTGCTGAACATTTTGAGAAAGTTATTAAAGAATCATACGATAAACTATTCACTCAAATGAATGCATATACAGATCGTATGGTAATGGAGCGCGAAGCAATTGCAGATCGTGGTATCTGGACTGCTAAAAAGAGATATTTATTAAATGTCCACAATAACGAAGGTGTTCAATATGCAGAACCCAAACTAAAAATTATGGGTATTGAGGCAATTAAATCAAGTACGCCTCAAGTGGTTCGTGATAAATTCATGCAATCATTCAAAATTATCATGTCAGGTTCTGAAGAAAAAACAAGGCAATTTATTGCTGAATTTAAGAAAGAGTTCAAATCGTTACCTCCAGAGGAAATATCTTTTCCAAGGGGTGTGAGTGATATTGTGAAATGGTCTGATAGAAATATAATCTATAAGAAGGGAACACCGATCCATGTGAGAGGTAGTTTACTTTATAACAATCAAATCAAATCTAAGGCACTGGAAAAGAGTTATGCTCTTATTCAGAATGGAGAGAAAATCAAATTTTGTTATTTGAAAATGCCAAATCCTTTGAAAGAAAATGTCATATCATTTCCTGATTACATTCCAAATGAATTTAATCTTCACCGATATGTTGATTATGACATCCAATTTTCAAAGACCTTTGTTGAACCAATCACGCCAATTTTAGATGCGATTGGATGGTCTGTGGAAGAAAGGTCTAGTTTAGAAGACTTTTTCTGTTGACAAGTATCTACTCTTATATTATAGTATAGGAGTAGATAAAATTAAGGACTTGATAAGATGCACAATAAAAAAGAATATAGATTCGACACCAAAGCAGATGCCCAAACATTTGTTGATGCAGAGTTGCGTAGTTATGATCAAACATGTGACGTTTATACGTCAGGTCCATTTTTTGTCGATGAGGCAGTTGTTTTCAAAGATATGCCTTGGGTAACTGATACTAAAACCTATTGGCAAGTCGGAATTGAGGTGTACAAATAAACCTTGACAACGCATTAAATATATGGTATTATATTATAAATTAGTGAATGGATAAGGGATAGCAAATGAATATGGAAACTACGCAAAAACTACACGTTGCAGCATTGGTGAATAAAATTGGAGATTGGCACGAAGATCGAAATCTAATTGAAGGTTCGACAGATAAAGATCAGGTCTTGAAACTCATGCAAGAGTTAGGTGAGTTGTCTGATAGTGTATGTAAGGGTAATGATATTCGTGATGACTTAGGTGATATGATGGTTGTAATGATTAATATTATGAAACGTAACAATATTACTATGAATGATTGCTTAACCGTTGCTTATAATGATATCAAGGATCGTAAAGGTCGCATGATTGACGGTATCTTTGTAAAAGAGGGAGATTCCTGATTATGCAGATTCATTTAATGTTGTTTTCAAATAAGTAGATAATCAAAGTGTATTCGCTAACAGTATTTAAATCTATATACGATAATAAAACCCATCGAAGAATGAATTTTCTTCGGTGGGATACCTTTAAGGATTTCCTATATAAGTTATCGGAGCAGAACATAGAAGGAAAACAGGATGCACAACTTATTTCACCTGCTACTTACTTACCTAGCACAACTAGGGCAAACTCGAATGTGGTTAATTGGGCAAATTGGACTGCTGTTGATGTTGATGATCATGTCTTTAAAGGAAACTTAAAGGATGAATTATCTGATCGTTTTGGCGATTACACTTATATTTGTTATAGCACCGCTAGTAGTTCGATTGCTCATCCAAAATTTAGACTTGTATTTCCACTCACTGAAGAAGTCGAAAACCTTAAAATTCGTCCATTTTGGTTTGCGCTGAACAAGGAACTAGGTGAAATAGGTGATGGGCAAACTAAAGATTTATCTAGAATGTATTACATTCCTGCTAATTATACTAATTCCCACAATTTCATATTCAGCAATGATGGTAATGATATTAACCCTAATGAGTTGATTGCAAAGCATCCATATGAAACTAAAGTAGGAAGTAGTTTCAAAGATCGTATGCCAAAACATATAATGGAAAGAGCGATTGAATATGAAAAGAGTAAATTAGATAACACGGATATTAGATGGACAGGATACAGAGATTGTCCATTTGTGAATAAGCGTCAAATAAAAGATTGGTTTGATATTTCTGGTGTTGACAATTCTGGTAGATATGCTATGATATATAAAATTATGGTAAGCACTGCAATGAACGCAATTAAGAAAAAGTATCCTATAACAGCATTTGAGTTAGATCAATTGATAAGAGAATTAGATGCTGAAACTTCTAGGAAATACGAAAAAAGAGCACTTGCTGTTGAAGCGGATAGAGCAATAGAATATGCGTATAGGAATGTATTATGAAAAACTGTAAGACCCCTCTGAGGTATCCAGGTGGTAAGTCCCGCGCCATGCCGTTTCTTTTGCAATCTGAACATATGCCCTCTATGGAAAATATAGAAACTTATAGGGAAGGGTTTATCGGTGGCGGTTCGCCTGCAATCGCATTTGCCAAAAAATATCCAAATATTCCAATTCATATTAATGACAAATATTACAACCTATACTGCTTTTGGATCACTCTAAGAGATGATTGGAAAAATCTTTATAATAAAGTAAAAAACGACAAACAGATATTGGACGGTAAATCTGATGAGCATCACAAAGAACAATTCAAAATCTGGCAGAATGAATTAAAAGAAACTGATGATACATTCGAAGTAGCATGGCGGTTCTTTAATCTAAACAAAATGTCATTTTCTGGATTGACAGAAACTGGAGGTTTTAGTATACTTGCATGTAAGAGTAATTGGACCATTTCGGTCATCGAAAAGTTAAAAAAATACGGTCCTTTTATAAAAGATTGGAAAATTACAAACGATGATTATACTTGTGTGTTAGATGCTGATCCATCAGCATTTGTATTTCTTGATCCACCTTATGATATAAAGGATAATTTATATGGTGCCAGCGGAGATATGCATAGCGGATTTGACCATAAGAAATTTTATTTGGATTGCGAAGAGTCTAATAATACTGTAATGATCACATATAATTCTAATGATATATTGAAGGAATGGTTTTCAGCATGGGATCAAAAAGAATGGGGATTAACTTATACTATGCGAAGCACTGGAAACTATAATACAAATCAAAAGAAAAGAAAAGAATTGCTTTTGACAAACTATTCAATGAAAACAGAAGTAAATTTGATGGAGTTTATCTAATGTCATTAGATAATTTTTTAGAGTAGGAAAACATATGGTTAAGATTCCCATGAAGGGTGGAGATGAATACGATGCTCTTAATAAACGCACACGTAAGTTCTATATGTGGAGCAAAGGACAACTTAAAAAGATCAAACGTGGATACAATAAAAGATTCCGTAAGCAAGGTAAAGAAGACACAAAGAAATTTTAAACTGGGAGAAATATATGACATTAGAATACGCATATAGGAATGTATTATGAGTTTATTTGGAGAAACCGAATATTTAAATTCAGTAGTAGAACTTGACGATATAACTGATGAGATATCAAAAATATTTGATTATGACTTTGATGGGAACTCTCAATTTAAAGTTCCAGATATGCCAGAAGTTGAATCTTCTTTTGGTATTGGTGTTATTGTTGGTCCATCTGGAACAGGAAAAAGCACTTTGCTAAAAAAGTTTGGAAATGAATATACTTACGATTGGAATCCAAATAAAGCCATCGTTAGTCATTTTCCAGATGCAAAAACTGCCGCTAAAATGTTGGGTGCGGTTGGTCTTAATAGTGTACCAACTTGGACAAAACCTTATCATGTTCTATCAACTGGTGAAAAACATAGAGCGGATATGGCTAGATGCTTGCGGTCTGGAGCAGTAGTAGATGAGTTTACATCAGTCGTTGATAGGACAGTTGCAATATCTTTAGCATGTGCGATGGGAAGATATGTAAAGAAATTTGATGTTAAAAATGTTGTGTTGGCTACGTGTCATTATGATATATTAGAATGGTTAGAACCTGATTGGGTATATGATCTTGCAACAGAAACTTTAACTAGGGGGTGTCAAAGGCGACCTAATATCAAATTCACTCTTGAAGAAAGTTCTACAAAGGTCTGGAAATATTTCAGCAACCATCACTATCTCAGCGGAAACATCAATAAAGGTGTGCGATGTTGGATTGGATGGTGGGAAGACCGACCTATCGGATTTTCTAGCGTAATTTCAATGCCAACTGGAACCATTAAAAATGCTTGGAGAGAGCATAGGATTGTTATATGTCCTGATTATCAAGGTTTAGGTTTTGGTCCAAGAATGTCTGAAGCAACTGGCGAAATAATGTTGAGTGAAGGAAAAAAATACTATAGCAAAACGGCAAATATTCGTTTAGGTGGATATAGAAATCAATCTAAAAAATGGAGAAATACCTCTCACAATATGAAAACAAGAAAAGATTATTTAAAAGAATTATATAATTCTGTAAAAAGAAGAAAAGATTCTAAGTTATCTGTTGAGCATTTAATAAAACATGCTGATAGATTATGCTATTCACACGAATACATAGGTTTAAAATAATTTAAAAAAGATTTATAACATAGGAGAAATGTATGACATTTATAGCAGCAATGGATCATTCTGGTGGTAGCACTGGCGGCGTATTAGAGCGATATGGTCAAGAATATACTGAAGATAATAAAATGGATTTAGTTCACCGTATGCGGTTGCGTATGGTACTGAATAAACACTTTACAAATGATAAGATTAGTCACGCAATTCTTTATAAGGATTCCGTTGAAAAAGATATGGTTGCAGTTCTTGCCAATAAAGGTATTCATGCTATTTTAAAGGTTGATAGTGGATGTGAACCAGACGGTCTCCTAAAGGAATTTGATGTTGACTCTATGATCAGATTTGCTCTAGGGAGTGGATGTGTCGGCACTAAAATGAGAAGTATTGTTAATGAAATGTATGCTATCCCTGCAATTCTTGATCAACAGTTCGAAATAGCAACTAGAATTTCAAATGCTGGTTTAACACCCATAATAGAACCAGAAATACCTATTTCTTCAATTGAAAAAAGTGCGATGGAAATGTATTTGAATGAAGAATTGTATAACAGATGCAAAGTTTTTTCTGGACAACTTATTCTTAAATTGACCATACCTAATCACCATCATACTTATTCTGATTTGTATGAATGCAATTCAGTTGAAAAGATTGTGGGTCTTAGTGGTGGATATTCTACTAAAGAAGCGTGTGAGAGATTGAGTGAGGCGAGTCACATGAGTGCGAGTTTCAGTAGAGGATTGAGCGAAGGTCTATTCTATTCGCAAACTACTGAAGATTTTGATACAAGAATTAAATCAAATATAGATAAGATATATGATGCAAGTAGATGGAGTAAATAATGACGATTGCAGGTAAAGTTTGGGGGCAAACCGAATTGATTGAAGCAAACGGTGCGCTAGAATTTCATAGAATTGAAATGGTGAGAGGTGGTGTATGTAGTAAACACCTTCACGAATACAAATGGAATGGATTTTATGTCGAAGAAGGCATTATGAAAGTTCGCGTCTGGCAAAATGATTACGATTTGGTTGACGAAACTATTCTGGGTCCAGGCGATTATACGAAGGTAAAACCTGGCGTATATCATCAATTTGAGTGTGTAGAAAGTGGTACTGCATTTGAATTGTATTGGGCAGAATTTAATCACAATGATATTGTGAGAGAAACTATTGGATATTCTGGTGAATAAGAAAATCGAAGATTTAGAAAAACGTATAGAGAAACTTGAAGCACGACCTGTACTATATCAAATTCGTGATTCATTGGGCAATCCAACTGGACTTGTTCAATCTATCGGTCAAAGTGCGCTGCATCAACCTGTTGAATTAGACTATATAAAAAATAAAGGTTAAAGATAATGGCAAACATTAGTATCACAACAAATCCTACTGGGCGTAGTCCAGAGAACAAATATTTTTTTGGTAAAGCAACTTCAGAACTATGTAAAGAGAGACCAAAATATTGTAAAGTGGGTGACATGGATGATTATCTTTCATTAGCAGATCAAATGTTGCCTAGAGGGATAACAGGATATATCTACAGAAAACCTTTACAATTTGAATCTGCAAATATTAGATTTCAAGTGTATACTAATGATGCAAGGCATGAACAATTTGTTAGAAATATGTTTGATGTTCTTCCTAAAGGTTTTGGGCATAATGTTCCAGAGTGGACGATCTGGCACAACACAGAACTAGAAGTTTCAGAACCCAAAATTCATGTAAATCTTGATACCAAAACAATGTTAATAGCAGGTACTACCTTCCTTGGTGAGATCAAGAAAGGAGTTTTTGGTGTCATAGGATTTGAACTTCCTAGAAAAAATTATCTACCAATGCATTGTAGCGCATTTACATATGATGCGACTACAAATTTGATGTTTGGATTAAGTGGAACAGGTAAAACTACACTAAGTAGTGACCCAGATTATGCGTTGATTAGTGATGATGAGGTTTATTGGGATGATAAGGGCATCAAAATGATCGAAACTGGATGCTATGCCAAGAGCGAGGGACTGACTCCAGAAACACATAAGACGATCTTCGATGCTGTTGAAAAGGCAAAATTAGAAGATTGCTTAGTTGTAGAAAATCCAGGTGTTGCAAACGCAAGACTGAGTTATCCTATTACTTGTGTTGAAAACGCATATCACAAACCTCAAAAATTTGATCATCCAGATAATATATTTTTCTTAACTATGGATGCTAAAGGAGTGTTTCCACCCTATAGTAAAATTAGTGGTGAAACAGTTCGTAAATTTTTCGAAACTGGATATACAAGTCAGATGCCTGGTACTGAAAAAGGCGCAACTGAGATTAAACCACTATTCAGTCCATGTTATGGTTCACCTTTTATGCCGCGACCTGTGAAAGAATATAGTGATTTGCTGATGCAGAAAATCGAATCGAATGAATGTAATGTATATTTGATTAACACTGGCATGGGTG